ATCAGGTTATATGTACAGTAGAACATCCTAAAGACTTAGACCCTACATTTAATCTAACATCTAGTTCTTAACACTTGCACATTTAGACTTAATGTAGTATAATAGAATAAGGACGTAAACACGTATGCTTCGTAAGCAGCGAAAGGAATTAAAATGATTGAGAAAGAAGAGTGGACTGAGGTGGAATCACCAAGTCAGGAAGATACACCTAAAGTAGAATTTGAGGTGGAAGAAGATAAATCAGTAGAAGCCAAGACTGAAGTTGAAGCTCCTTCTGATACAGAGCAAAAAGAAACAAAACCAGAGCAGCCTGAAGAATTAGATGGTATTGAAACTAAGGGTGCTCAGAAAAGAATACGACAATTAATAAAACAACGTAAGGATAGAGATGACCAGATCTCTCAACTTATACAACAGAACGAGCAACTAACTGGTAGACTTACTACTAGAGAACAAGAATTTACTAACATTAGTAAACTGCAACTAGATGCAAATGAGAAGCAGCTTACAGATAAGATGGAGTTGGCAAGAGCCGCTTATAAGTCTGCACATGAAGAAGGTGATACAAGTAAGATTCTTCAAGCGCAGGAATTTTTAAATGAAGCACAGAATGATCTAAAATCATTAGGTGCTACTAAGGCTCAGTTTGAACAGCAGCCTCAACAGCCTGTTCAACAACCACAGCAACCAGCTCAACCGCAAGGCGCAGCAGATCCACGAGCCATTGAATGGTCACAGAATAATGATTGGTTCGGACAAGATAGGGTAATGACCGCAGCCGCACTTGCATTAGATGCAGAACTAAAAGAAGAAGGGTTTGATCCAAGTGATCCAGAGTTTTATAAAGAGATTGATAGCAGGATTAGGGAAACATTTCCAAACAAGTTTAACGCTGCTGTCAAAGAAAGTTCGGTGCAGGAACAACCGTCTAAACCTGCTCAAGTGGTAGCTGGAGCGTCACGTTCCACTCCAGCTCCGGGGAAAGTTAAACTTACTAAAGAAGATGTAAGGTTAGCACAGAACTGGGGTATACCGCTTGAACAATATGCTGCTGAAAAAGCCAAGGTGGAAAACTCCGATGGCGAATACACAGCAATTAAACTGTAACGTGGAGGAGAAATTATGACACGTATTGAATCACGTAGTTCTCAGACTAGGGAAAACGAAACCAGAGAAGAAACAGAATACGTCTTTGAAGAACCAAACGCAACTTATATACCTCGTGAAGTTGAGGAAAGATATCGTCAGCAAGATATGTCTCTTGGTTGGCTACGTATCCTTCTTAATGGTCAGGATGATTACCAAGAAGTTGGTAAGAAACAACAGCAAGGATGGGAGTTTGTTTCTCCTGAAGAAGTACCTGAAATGGGAGCCACTTCTACCGTGAGAGAAGAAGGCCGATATGCTGGAGTTGTCTGTCGTGGAGACATTGCTTTGGGTAAGATACCCACGGTAAAGCTAGAGGCCAAAAGAAAACACTATAGGACTAAGGCCAACGATATGTTGGAAGCTGTTAATGCACAATTAATGCGGCATTCCAATTCTCAGATGCCTATTTCCAATAGTAGTAAATCGAGAACATTTAAAGGACGGACTCCTACTTTTCAGGAGTAGTCCATAAACAATTGGAAGGAGAAATATAATGTCTAGTACAAGAGCATTACGTGGCTTTCTTCCTGCTCGTAAGAAGGGGCAGAATTATAATACAGGTGGGATGTCAAGTGTTATCTCACCGACTACTATAACTCGTGCTCCTAAGAAACTGTATACTGGTGACTTAATCTGTATTGAAGCTAGTGGTACGATTTCGGAATCTATCGGTGCAACCTTGAAGCCTTCTGGCGTATTCGTTGGTTGTAACTATGTAGATACGGATGGTAAGCCAACTTGGTCACGTTATTGGCCCGGTGAAGCTATCACGGCTGCAACCAGTGTTGAGTTCCATGTCATAACTGATCCTGATCAGACGTATTACATTCAAGGTAATGCAACTTGTAGTCATGGAGAGATTTGTAAAGTACTTAATTATACGGCAACTGTTTCGACAGCTTCTGCTGGTAGTACTACTACAGGTCAGTCTGCGTTCTTCGTAGAAACTTCGGCTGCTGGTGTAGAAACCATTGTAGGTAATGTGCGAGTTATTGGATATGCTAAAGATCCGAATGAAGGTACAGACGGACTTGACCAATATCCAATGCTTGAGGTCTGGTTACCCACGCACAGGGATCGTTTTGCAACTGCAACAGTTTCAACGGCATAACTAGGAAGGAGATAAACTATGGCTGTTAATAGAGCTAGTATTGCTAAAGAACTTCTCCCCGGTTTAAATGCCGTCTTTGGGCTGGAATACGGTCAGGTTGACGATGAGCATAAAGCACTTTATGACACCGAAAACTCTGACAGAGCCTTTGAAGAAGAAGTTCTATTTACAGGTTTCGGCACGGCTCCAGTTAAATCTGAAGGGGCTGCTGTTACCTATGATGATGCACAAGAGAGTTATACTGCCCGGTATACGGCAGAGACTGTAGCTCTAGCTTTTGCAATTACAGAAGAAGCAATGGAAGACAACTTGTATGATACGTTTGCTAAGTTACGTGCCAGAGGTTTGGCTCGTGCAATGGCAAATACCAAGGAAGTCAAAGCTGCTAATCTGTTTACCAACGGATTTTCCGATACAATTGGAGATGGTGTTGCATTCTTTGCTTCTACTCATCCTACCATTTCGGATGGGAACCAGAGCAATCTGGAATCTGCTGGTGCATTGGCTATTGCAACTCTTGAAACTGCTATCACCAACGTCCAAAAGACCAAGGATGATCGTGGTATCCTCATAGGTGCAAGTGCTGTATCTTTGCATATTCCTGTTGACTCATGGAATATTGCTGATACCATTTTAAATACTCCCGGCAAACCCGGTGGTTCTAATAATGATATCAATGCCACTCGTCACATGGGCATGATCCCACAAGGATTCTATGTCAATAGGCGTTTCACTGGAACTGATGATTGGTTTGTAAAGACCGATGTTCCTAATGGTACAAAGATGTTTGCACGTACTCCACTTCAGACAAAAATGGAGCCAGATTTCGACACTGGCAATCTTCGATTTAAAGCACGAGAACGATATAGTTTTGGTGTTTCCGATTGGAGAGGCTGGCGTGGAAATGCTGGAAGCTAAAGGCAACTAATGTGAGGGGGGTGATGCGTTAGCCACCCTCCTTACTATTAAAAAAGAGGAACTAATCTATGCCTAATAAATATAATTTAGATAAAGAAATGGGAAAAGTTAAAAAAGACCTTGGTCAATATGAAAAACTTGATAAGCCTCCTTCTACACATAAAGAGTTTCAACGTATATTAGATAGTTTTGCTACACAAAAGCAACGAGATGAATTTGCAGCACAACATCCTACATTTCTACCACCTAAAAAAGGTAGAGGTGCTAGAGTTGGTCCGGGTCCAGTAAAACGTAGAGGAGGAAGAAAAAAACGTGGTGGTAAGATAATGTACGGCTACAAAGCTGGTGGTAAAGTTTAATAAAGGAGAATAACATGGCTTCAAATCTTACAGTTGCAATGGCAACAGTTGGCAGTGGCCCTTTAAAGAGGGTGGATACAGGAGCAACAGTAGGTGCTGATGGTACGACTACTCGTATCGTGGCTATACATGCTACGGCAACTGTATCAGGAATGATTGAGATAATGGGTGAGCAGCAGATCACAAATAAGACTGCAAAGGGAACAGCTATACGATTGGCTATTCAGGCAAACGGAGTAATTGATACATATTTAGGAGAAACTGGTGTAGCCGTATACGGTAAGGTAACGGTATCTGCACCTGATGCTGGACCTGTAACTGCCATATTAGGATAAGCCCATGCCTAATTATGCATTCCTTAAAACGGATCTTATAAATACAGCAGAGAATGACTCCTCAGAATATGAGGAGCAAATCTCTAAGTTTGTAGAGAAGGCAGAAGATCGTCTGATAAAAGAACTGGATGATCCCGGTCTGGATAACTTTGCCACTTTCTCATTTACGGCAAATAATCCTACGGTTAGTCTGCCAGCCGATACTCTTGTAGTAAGGAATGTTAATTTTAAAACGAGTGCTTCATCTAATATTACCACTCTATTACAAAGAACATATGAGTATGCTATAGATTACTGGCCTCACGCCAGCACATCTTCAGGTACTCCACGATATTATGCACGTAAGAATAATACATCCATTTACATAGTACCAACTCCTGCTTCAGCGGTGTCAGGAGAAATACAATATACACGCAGACCTATTCCCTTATCTTCTGCGACAGGGACAAGTGCAACAACCTCAAACTACTTTAGTGAATTTGCCTATACTGCACTCTTTAGTGCTTGCATGGTAGAGTCAGCACGATTCACCAAGAGTTGGAATGTAGTACAGGAATGGGAAGGTAGTTATAAAAATGCAGTAGATGCACTTAGAAATCAATCTCGTAGAATGAGGCAGGATGATATGGAGAATCCACGTAATCCAGTGGGTGGTCCTAATACTGTAATACAAGGAGCACAATAATGGTTAGTCGATCTAATACTTCAAAAACAATTCGTAGACGTACAGGTGGAGCTGGAAAGAAAACTGGTGCAGGTACAAATGTACGTGATACACGAGTAGGAACAGCCAAGGATTTAGCAGAAGGAAAAGCGTACAGAGGTACAATAAATCGTCCCGGTGATTGGGAGATGGTTCCCGGTACTGGTACAAGTCCTTATAATCCACCTAAATGGCGTAAGAAGAAAAAGCCAAATACAAAAGTAACTAAAGAGAATTTGCCTCCACCTGAAGGATATGAAGGAGATAGAGGAGAAAAGTTCCGAATGCGAATGAAAGCAAAAGATGATTCTGAAACACCTATAGATCCTGATTTTCTATTACCGGGAGCTAAAGCAGGTGGTAAAGTTTCCAAGTCAAAAGGTGGAACAGTAAAGAAACGTAAAGGTGGTACACCAAAGAGAAAGTATTCTAAAGGTGGATCTGTTTCTCGCAGAGGCGGTGGTAAAATCATGATCGGCTATAAAGCTGGCGGTAAAGTTTAATAGAGGAGATAAACAAATGGGTATTCTATCTAAAGGTCTAAGAGCAATTCAAAGGAAACGTGTTCAACGAGCACTTAAACCAAAAACAAAAAGTGGAGAACCAACAGGTTTAAAAAAATATAAAGCAAAACAAGCTGTAAAAAAAGAAACAGCACGAGTGCAATCAGAAGCTAAAGCAGGAGCTAAACGTGCTGATCGTAGTAAGAAGACTGAGCAAGTTGCAAAAAGTTACCTTCCTGAAATGTCAAGAGTTAGAAAACAACTTAAAGGTATGAGTGCAAATGATATTGCTGAAAAGTACTTTGGCACTGAAATAATGGCAATGAAAAGAAAGGTTCAAAATCCACAGCTTAAAGCTCGTTTAGAAAGAGCACATAAGATACGAACAAAAGGAAATAGACGATTTGAAACTCGTGAAAAAGGTGAGAAGTTTACACGAGGACAGGAACTTAGATTTAAAACTAATAAGTCTGGTGGAACTGTTAAACGTAAGTCTGGTGGTAGTATAGGAATAGGTGCTGCTCTCCGTGGTGGTGGAGCTGTTAGACGTAAATAACGGAGGGTAACATGGCAATTGCAAAAGTTGTAAAGTCAGTAGTTAAGAAAAAAACTCGTGGACGTAAGCGTAAAGCTAGTAGTTCTAAACCAAAGACAGATGAAACTACTAAAGTTAAGAAAGAAACTCGTGGACGTAAACGTAAAACTCGTGGTCGTAAACCCGGTACTAAAGAAGAGCAAGCACAAGCAGAGGAACTTGGTATTAGTGTAAAAGAATTACGAGAAAGAAAGAAGTCTGCTTCTAAAGTTAAGAAGGCTACACCTACTAGAAGAAGTACAACACTTCCAGCTATAAGATCAACAGCATTATCTCCTCAAGCTAGAGCACGAGATATAGGAAAACAAGAAGCTGCTCTAGCAAGTAGACTAGAACAAGAAGCAGCAGGTCTTACTGGTAAAGGAAGTAAAACTATTCAGCGTATGATGGCTCAACGTCCTGAAGCTGCTAGACAACCTACCAGATTACCTTTAGTTAGAGGATCGGCTGCTCAAAAAGGTAATATTGGTGAAGGAGTAAATACTGCTTTACCATCCAAGATGAAAGTAGATCCTAATCCTAAAAATTATTCACGAGCACAGCTACGTAGATTAATTAAGAATGGAACAGTTAAACTTGTTCAAAGAGGTAAAAATCCTGATGGTAGTCCACGAGTAATAGTTGTAGCCACAGGTAGATATGCACCTCCAACAGCAGCAACAGCAGAGGCAATGGGTCTAGGTAAACATGCTAACTATTTACCATCTGAAGAAGAACTACGAGCTATGGGTGGATTTGAGATTAGAAAACGTGGTGGAACAGTAAGACGTAAAGCAGGTGGACCCATCGGTGTTGGTGCTGCTCTACGTGGTTATGGTAAAGGATATAAGAAATAATGCCGTTTAAGTCAAAAGCTCAAAGATCTTATATGTATGCTAACCATCCTAATATAGCCAAGAACTGGACTAGAAAGCATGGTGCAGCTATACAGAAGAGTAAAGGTAGTACGTTAAAAACAAAGAGCAAAAGGAGAACAACATGACTCATATTATAAGTAGATTTAAAGAGCCTTCTTCCTATGCTGCATTAGCAGGTGTTCTAGCTATGGTTGGTATTTCCGTACCAGTTGAACTATGGCAGAATATAGTTATGCTTGCTTGTGGAGTATCAGGTGTAGTAGGTTTCTTCATGAGTGAGACACATCATACTCATGGTAAAAAGAAATAGTTTAATATGGCAACGTCAGGAACATTTAACTTTAACTTAGATATAGATGAGGTGATCCAAGAAGCTACGGAGATGATCGGAGGCGAACAAACTCTTGGTCATACTCCTGCTTCTGCACGTAGGTCTATCAATCTAATGTTAAAGGATTGGCAGAATAGAGGTATTCTCCTATGGACTACCTATACTACATTGGTAACTGTTGCTACCAGTACCACTTCCTATGCATTGGCAAGTGATACCTTGGATGCATTGGAAGTAGTATTACGTAGAGATGACACAGATATACAACTACAAAGAATTAGTTTTGAGGAATATCAGATTATTCCCAATAAGAAGCAGACAGGTAGACCAAGTCAGTTTACAGTAAAAAGAAATAGAGATAATGCTAATATTCTAGTATGGCCCATACCTGAGAATAGTACAGATATTTTAAATATAGAAGGAATACGAGAACTGGAAGATGTTAATAAATCTGCTGATCAGAATGCAGATCTTCCCAAAAGATTTCTTCCACCTCTTACATGTGGACTTTCCTACTATCTTGCTATGAAGACTGCTGGTACACCTCCTGATAGAATAGCAATGTTAAAAGGAAACTATGAAGAATTATTAAATAGAGCATTAGAAGAAGATAAACAACGAGCTAGTATGTATATTAGACCTCATATAAATACGGTATAAAATGGCTAGTAATAAGAATGCTCTAGCAATGTGTGATACATGTGGATTTGTTTATCCACATAGAGTTATGAAAATGAATAGTTATGGGATGCTGGTATGCCCACAGGATTATGAAGGTAAGTATGACCTGAAGAATCATCCTCAGAATAAAGTACCTGATGTTAGAGATAACCCGGCAATACGTAATCCTCGTCCTGATGATGGTGGCAGAGCTGTAGATTGGCAAAACTGCACCAGTAATTGGGATTCAGAAAATAGATGGTGGCAAACGATATGAGCACATTAACAGGAAGACAAATATCAGATACATATAAGCAGCTAATTAAACTAGCTGTAAGTGCCAATGCTGGTGTCTCTGCTGATCTTACACAGATACAAACAGGTGATGGTACTAATATAGCTTTCCAAGTAGCAACAGGAGCAGCCAAGGCAACAGGTACATTTGGAGTAGATGGTAATGCTTCTGTATCTGGTAACGTACAGATAGGTGGTACAGTATCTATTGATGGTGCCAATGTAGCAGCACCTAATGCAAAAGTATGTGCCTCTGCATTTTATGGTGATGGTTCCAATATTACAGGTGTTAATTCCAGTGTAGGTGGGAATGTCTGTGTAGGAAATATATCGGTAGTAGGTAATGCATATGTAAGTGGTACATCTCAATTTGTAAGTAAAGTAGAATTTGATGACGATGTATGTGTAAGTGGTAATACTGTACTGGTAGGTAACTTGGCCGTAGGTGGAACTACCACCATAACAGGAGCCGTTAGCCTTGGAAGTACACTGGATGTAGCTGGCAATGTATCTGTCAGTGGTACATTTAAAGGAACAGGTGCAGCTACCTTTGAATCTACAGTTACTGTATCAGGTGATGGTACATTCAAGAAAGATGTATCCGTTAGTGGTGATGCCAATATAGGTACAAATCTTGCCGTGGCAGGTACAGCAACGATAGGTGGAGCTACAAGTATAGCAGGAGCCTTGAGTGTCGGAGGAGCTACGAACTTACTTAGTACATTAACTGTAGTAGGTAAGGCAGAGTTTGACGATGATGTATGTGTATCAGGTAACTCAGTACTAGTAGGCAACTTGACTGTTGGAGGTACGGCTACCATAGGTGGTGCTGTGACTTTGGCAGATTCACTTGGTGTAGGTGGAGCTTTATCCGTAGTAGGTAATACATCCATAGGTGGTAATCTTAATATAACAGGAACTGTTACCATAGCAGGTACTGGTGTACAAGCAGCCAATGCAAAGGTTTGTGCTTCTGCTTTCTATGGTGATGGATCTAATTTAACGAATGTTCCAGCTTCTGGTAATACATCTGTTTCAGCTTTACGAGTAACAGGTAATGCTACGATTGGTGGTACTCTTAGTGTAGCTGGTGCAGTTAACTTCTTGAGTACAGCTACTGTATCTGGAGCTTCAGGTTTCCTTAGTACAATACGTGTATCAGGTGCTACAAGTCTTGGAAGTACATTNGATGTAGCAGGTAATGCATCTATAGGTGGTACTCTGNCACAAACAGGTATAGCTACCTTTGCTGCCAAGGTTGAGTTTGACGATGACGTATGTGTAAGTGGTAACTCAGTATTAGTAGGTAACTTAGCCGTAGGTGGTACAGCTACTATTGGAGGTGCTGTCAGTATTGGAGGTGCTTTAAGTGTAGGAGGTGCTGCTAACTTTGCCAGTACAGTAACCATAGCTGGTGCTAATGTACAAGCTGCAAATGCAAAGGTATGTGCAAGTGCATTCTATGGTGATGGTTCTAATCTTACAGGTATTACTGCTGACGTTCAAGGTAATATATCCGTAACAAATATAACCATAGGTGGAACTGCCTTTGTATCTGGAACTGCCCAATTTGTAAGTAAGGTTGATTTTGACGATGATGTGTGTGTCTCTGGTAATTCTATATTAGTTGGCAACTTAACAGTTGGTGGTACTACTACCATAGGTGGAGCTGCCAGTATAGCAGGAGCACTTAGTGTAGGTGGTGCTACTAATCTTGCAAGTACACTAACTGTTGCAGGTAAGGCTGAGTTTGATGATGCTGTATGTGTAAGTGGAAATACAGTTCTAGTAGGTAACTTAACAGTTGGAGGTACAGCCACTATTGGTGGAGCAGCTAGTATAGGAGGTGCTCTTAGTGTGGGAGGTGCTGCACACTTTGCATCAACAGTTACTATAGCTGGCAATACTACACTAACAGGTACATTAGGTGTTGGTGGAGCTGCTACATTTGCCAGTACTGTAACTATAGCTGGTAATACAACTCTTACTGGTACATTAGGTGTGGGTGGTGTTGCTACTTTTGCATCCAAGGCAGAGTTTGATGATGACGTTTGTGTATCAGGTAATTCAATATTAGTAGGTAACTTAACTGTAGGTGGTACAGTAACTATAGCTGGTAACACAACCTTAACAGGTAACTTAGGAGTAGGTGGTACAGCAACTGTTGTCGGTAAAGCAGAGTTTGATGACGATGTATGTGTTTCAGGTAATACAGTACTTGTTGGTAACTTAGCTGTAGGTGGTACTACAACTATAGGAGGTGCTGCTAGTATAGCAGGAGCCTTGAGTGTAGGTGGAGCTACTAACTTATTAAGTACAATGACTGTTGCAGCTAAAGCAGAATTTGACGATGATGTATGTGTATCAGGTAATACAGTACTAGTAGGTAACTTAACTGTAGGTGGCACAGTAACTATTACAGGTAACACAACTATTACAGGAGATCTTGGAGTAGGTGGTACAGTAAATCCTGCTGGAGACACGGCTGCTAGTGATGCTGCTGCTATCGGATATACAGCAGCAGAAGGGCTGATACTAACTGGGCAGGGCAGTTCATATGACATAACTCTCAAGAACGATGCCGACACTATAGTTGCTGTTGTTCCTACAGGAACAGATGATCTTAGGTTTTTAGACAATGCAAAAGCAGAATTTGGGACTGTTGGAGACTTACAAATTTTTCACGATGGTTCGGATAGTTATATTGCTGATGGAGGAACTGGTAATTTAAAAATTCGTACTAGTGATCTTAGAGTTGAATCTGCTAATGGTAGTGAAACATATGCAGTTCTTGCTGGTGATGGTGCCGTCACTCTTTATCACGACAATTCTGCAAAACTTGCTACTACAGCAAATGGAACTACCATAACTGGAACTTTACTTGCTACAACAGATACAGATACAAGTAATACAGGAAGTGTAACACTAGACTTTGCTACCAATCAAAACTTTGTTCTTACATTTACAGGTAATGTTACCTTTGCTAATCCAAGTACAGAGCAGGTAGGACAATCTGGAATTATAGTTTGTATTCAGGATGGAACAGGTTCAAGAACTTTGAGTTTAGGAACGGATTATGAAACGGCTGGTGGTGCAGGTATAACTCTCAGTACTGGTGCTAATGCCGTGGATATCATACCATACTTTGTTAGAGCATCAGGAAGTATTCAACTTGGTGCAGTACAGAAAGCATTTAGCTAATGCCAGTATTTGGAACACAGATGTTCGGCTCTGGTTCTATTACTTATAGATATTGGAGATTAAGTATTGCAGACGGCCATAATGCCAATGAAGTTGCTGTAGGTGAATTAGCAATATTCGTTGCTAGTACTCAGTATCCAACGGCAATGACAGGAGATTCTGCTCCTTCACCTTTGGTTGCAACTGGTTCAAGTAGAGATAATGCTACAAGAACGTATTACAAGGCTTTTGATAGGGTTACTACTGGTTCAGAGCCTCATTGGGCTTCTGCTTATCAAGCAGGATATCCTCAATACATTCAGGTGGATTTGGGAAGTGGTAATGGAATTGCAGCTACAAGTTACAGCCTCACAGCAGGAAGAAATGGAAAAGAAAGCCAAGCACCAAAGACATTTACATTACAAGGTTCAAACGATAATTCGACATTTAGTGATTTAAATACACAAACTAATGTTGGTTCTTGGTCGGAAGGTGAAGAACGAACGTATACTATTTAATAGGAGTAAATTATGTGGAGAGAAATCGAAACAGGAAATATTATAAGAGAAGGTTCTTCATGGAAAGATGCCAATAATATACGACATCCAAGTAACTGGCACATCTGGAGTGAAGCTGAGAAGAAAGCTGCTGGTCTAGAAGAAATAATTCCTGATTCTATTCCTAATGAAATAACATGGTCATTTACACAAGATGAGGCTGGTAAGGTAACAAAGATAGCTAAGAAGTTAGATGATGAAAATACTACAGATGAAAATGGTAATCTAGTAAAGGATGATAAAGGAAATCAGAGGATTACTCGTGGAGTCAAATCTGTTTTAATTGAACGAGTAAAGCATCAACAAGGTAGTCTTTTATCTCAAACTGATTGGGCTATTATTCGTAAAGCTGATAAGGGAACTGCTATTCCAAATAATCTTCAAACTTGGAGAGATGCCATTCGTACTAAAGCTACAGAGATGGAGAATGCTATTAATAATGCAACAGATACAGAAGCAATAGAAGCCTTGTTTTTAACAACAGATAATGAAGGTAACACAACAGGCATATTATATGATTGGCCTGAGTTAGAAAAATAAAATGAGTATCTTTACCAACTATATGATGGCAGCAGCAGCAGCTCAAGCTGGAGCAGCTACTACATATTCTATTGATAATTCTTGTATGTTTGATTTTTCTTCTAGCTCGTATCTATCAAGAAGTCCTAGTACTAATACTAATAGAACAACTTGGACTATGAGCTTTTGGTTTAAATTATGTAAATTTGCAAGTACTACTAGTGGAGGAATAGTTTTATTTGCAGTAGGTGATACTGAAATTAAAATATCAGATACTGATAATAAATTATATGTAAGTGATGGTAGTAATTTGAAAGTTACTAGTGGAGTTTTTCGAGATCCAACAGCTTGGAATCATATAGTTATAGCTGCTGATACAACACAGAGTACAGCAAGTGATAGATTAAAATTATATGTGAATGGTTCAATAGCTTCATTAGGTACAGATACAGCACCAGCAGAAGATTTTGCATTTGATATAAATAGTACATCAGCACATTATATAGGTAAAGAAGGTTCTAATTATATGGATGGCTATATAGCTGAATTTTATATAATAGATGGTACACAAGAAGAAGCAGCAGACTTTGGAGAAACTAATAGTAAAGGTGTTTGGATTCCAAAAGAGTATAGTGGAAGTTATGGTACGAATGGATGCTTCTTAGATTTTGAATCTAGTGGTGATCTAGGTAATGATGTAAGTGGTAATAATAATGATTTCACAGAAAACAATATAAGTTCAGATCATCAATCATCAGATACTCCGACTAATAATCATTGTGTATGGAATGTAGCTGATAATTTAGAAGATAATATTACATTATCAGAAGGTAATAAAAGATTTGTAAATGGTACTGGAGCACAAGATTCAGCTAAAGGAACCTTTTTTCCAACTACTGGTAAATGGTATTGGGAAGTTAAATGGACATCTACAGATGTAGTTGTAGGTGGGCTAATAGGAATAAGTCAATGTGATGTACAATCAAACCATGAACTAGGTAGTAGTAGTAAGCATGGTACAGGTGATAGCCTTGGTTATAGATCATTAGATGGAAAGACATATAGAAATAATACACTTGCTGACTTTGGAAATTCATGGGATGTAGGAGATGTTATAAGTGTAGCTATGGATCTTGATAATGGCTTTGTATACTTTGGAAAGAATGATACATGGCAGAACTCAGGTGATCCTACATCTGGTTCAAGTGGAACAGGTGCAGCATATACAATAAGTTCTACATTGGTTAATGGAGGTGGATGGGGTCCAGCAGTTTGTAATGAATCAAGTGCTGTATTTGATGCATACTTTGCTGAAGAAGAATGGCAGTATAGTGCTCCTACTAATTTCTTGGCATTGAATACAACTAACTTAGCTGCTCCTGATCTTGCAGACCCATCTACTAATTTCCAAGTAGCTACGTACACAGGAAATGGTAGTACACAATCTATTACTTTTGGTGGTAATTCTAATATGCAACCAGATTTAGTATGGGCAAAGAGTAGAAGTAATGGTGATGATCATGTTTTTCAAGATGCAGCACGAGGAGTTGGAAAAGCTCTCTTCTGGAATAACAATGATACAGAAGATGCTGTAACAGATGCTGTAACATCTTTTGATACCGATGGTTTTGCACTTGGAGATGGTAGTGAATTGTCAACAGGAACTATTAATACAAGTAGTAGAACGTATGTGGCATGGAATTGGGCTACTGGTAATTCAGGATCATCTAATACAGATGGTAGTATTAATACAACAACAACGTATGTAGATACAACGGCTGGAATGAGTATTAGTACATATACTGGAACAGGAAGTGCAGCAACTGTTGGACATGGTTTAGGAGTTACTCCTACTACTGTATGGGTATTTCCTCGTAGTAATGGAACTAATCATCTTGCATCAAACTGGGAAACAGGTATTTCTGTTTATAGTGAGAAATTTAAACTTTCAGATGATGATCCACCAGAAAGTTCTGCTGGTCATGTTACAGGAGCAAGTTCAACAACCTTTACACTAGGAACAGATGTTAATGTTAATGGTTCGACTAGAACTTATGCAGCTTATGCATTTGTAGAAGTAGCAGGATTTTCTAAGTTTGGAACTTATACAGGACATGGGGAAATAGATGGTACGTATGCATTCTGTGACTTTACTCCTGAAATGATAATGATTAAATCACATTCTGATGGTGAACCTTGGACTATTTTTGACAGAGCACGAGATACATATAATCCAGCAGAAAAGTTTATGTTAGGTAATGAAAATAGTGCAGAAACAACTATTAGTACAGTTGCAGTAGATTTTCTTTCTAATGGTTTTAAACTTAGAGGAACAGATAATAGAATGAATGCTGATGATATTATTTATATGTTTGCAGCTTTTGCCAAGCATCCTTTTGGTGGGAGTGGAGTGGCAGTAGCTCCAGCAGTATTATAAGGAATGAATAGATGAGAATTTTATTAATGACTATAATAGTTATCATAGCAATGGGCATAGGATTTATATTTGCATCCAATGCTAATGGTACACCATATAGTCAAGCACCTGAAGCAGATCAACCATCTACTGAAATGTTTGGTATATTATTTCAAAGGCATCTACCATGTTCCGATAGTGAATTTGCTCATAGGGATTTAACAGACAGGCTACAGTTAAAGAAAGTTTGGTGGGGATTAACAACAGAAGAAGATCTTGCTGAATTATACATACATCAATATAAAGGTATGTGGGTATTACTTTTATCGAAACCAAATAATAAATCATGTGGGTTAATAGGTGGGGAAATGAGTATTCCCTATGATACTAATCCATACTTTAAGTAGGAGTTGAATAATGGCATCAAGTTATACTAGTCGAATAAGACTAACAAAACAAGGAGATGGTGACAATCCCAACACATGGGGAACTGTTCTTAATAACCAAGTCATTGATCTGGTAGACGATGCTATTGCTTCTTATACAACAGTATCAATAGGATCAGCAGCTACAGTTACCTTAACAGAGAACGAAGGTGCAGCAGATGAATCTCGTTCTGCTTTCTTGGAATTAAAAGGATCAGTTGGTGGGTCCAATAATACTATATCATTAGTTATACCTGCCAAGTCAAAGAGCTATGTAATTAATAATAAGGTATCAGCTAATACTACAGCATCTGATATTGTGAAGATGAAGACAGCCAGTGGTGATGGATATGATATACCACTAGGTTCTGTAGGATTAGTTATATGTGATGGTACATCAGTACACTCTATTAATGCTAAAGGATTTAATCTAGGTACAGCAGCCAGTGCAGATATAGGAGTCTGTGCTACTAATATACCTGATACTTCTCTTGCTGACATACGATATCTACGAGTATCCACTACAGGTAATGTAACCTTACTAGGTACAAAGACTATACGTGATGGATCATTTGTTATATCAACATCAGCCAGAGTATATAATCCTATAGTGACTGTAACAGATGCAGCATGTATCAGTGTAAACTTTGCCAAGGGTAATAACTTCTTGGTTACTATAGGTGGAAATAGAACACTGAAGAAACCTGCTGAATGCACAGTAGGACAAGGTGGTAACATATACTTTGTACAGGATGGTACAGGGTCTAGGACATTAAGTTTTAACACGGCTTGGCAGTTTGTATCAGCCTCTGTACCTAGTTTAAGTACAGGTGCTGCTGATGTAGATATGCTGGTATTTAATGCACGAAGTAGTGCAACAATAGATGCAGTACTTCTAAAGAACTTTGATAGGTAAATATGTCTTCTTCAAATGCTAAACTTGTAAAGATGAATTTTGCTCCCGGCATTAGAAGGGAATCTACTCAGTATGCAGAGGAAGGTTCTTGGTATGATGCTGATAGGGTAAGGTTTAGAGCTGGTAGACCAGAGAACCTACGTGGGTATGAGACAAAAGTATCTGCTACGTTTGATGGTGCTGCTCGTGATCTTCTTACCTATACAGATTATGATCAGCAGAAGAGAGCAATCTTTGGCACACCTCAGAAGTTGTATGAACATGATCAGGATAGGCTTGTAGATATAACTCCTGTTTCTACTTCAACTACTATTACAAGTGCATTTACCGTAGCTCTATCAGCTACTACAGTTACAGTTACGGCTGCTGGACATGGACGAGCAACTGGAGATTATGTCTTCTTTACCAGTGTATCAGGTCCAAGTGGTGGTGTAACCATAGGTGGTAATATAATATTAGGTACAAGTGTATATGAGGTTACTAATCTAGGAACTAATTCTTTCTCCATAGAAGTAGCTACAACTGCCAGTGCTGCTCAAAATAGTTCAGGTCAGGCTACTGTACACTATCCTATCTTTACTGGTGTATCTAATGCTGCTCCCGGTCTAGGATTTGGTGCTGCCAAGTATACAGCTACAGAGCCAACATCTGTAGGTATAAGTAAGGTTACGACAAATGCTGGTAGTCCCTTGGTCACTGTCTCTTGTGGAGCTGCTCATAATGCTGCTGCCAATGACTTTGTATTCTTTAAGCCTACAAGTATAGATGCTGTAGCTGCCACAGTAGGAGGTAATCTTATACTAACTAAGTCTAGTGTAGGTGGAGTAAGTGTAGGTGGTCCTCTATTTACTGTAACATCAGTAGCAAGTACACAGATTATTATTACAGCTAAAGCTAATGCAAGTGCATCAGGAGATGTTACTTCTAATTTGAATATGACTGCTCGTATATTCCCACAAGGTACTACAGGCAGAGCTTATAATAAACCTACATCTGTAGGGGCTACAGGTTTCTCAAGTCAGATTACACAATGGAGTTTAGATAATTGGGGTGAAGATGTACTATGTAATCGTAGGAACGGAACACTATATCTATTCGATACAGATGCATCAACAACTCCTTTAAGAGCAGTAAAAGTATCTGGAGCTACAAACTCCACACCTACAACGATTGCATCTATCTTGGTATCTCCTAATGATAGACATGTCATAGCTCTTGGAGCTAATCAATTTGGAACTACGGCATCACCATCAGGTACATATGATCCCATGACAGTACGATGGTCTAATCAGGAAGACCAGACTAATTGGGTTCCTTCTGTTAGTTCGACTTCAGGTGAAGTACAAATTACTGATGGTAATAAGATAGTAGGTGGAGTACGATCTAGAAATGCTATTAATATATGGACAGACAATGCACTATGGTTACAGACATTTGTAGGTCCACCATTTACATTTAAGTTTGCACAGATGGGTTCTGGTTGTGGACTTATAGCACCACATGCAGCCGTTGACTATGATGGTCGTACTGCATGGATGGGCTTTGATAACTTCTATGTATTTGATGGACAGGTACGAACTCTGGACTGTACAGTACGTAGATATATATTTGATAGATTAAATGAGAGCCAGAAAGATAAGATATTTGCAGGAGTTAATTCAGAATTTAAAGAAATAGTATGGTTATATCCTTCCACGGATTCCAATGAGTGTGACTCCTATGTTATATGGTCGCCTGATGAAAACTACTGGACCTATGGTAGTGGTATCTTTACTACCTTTGCAGATAAGGGAACCTTTGATAATACAATTACAACAGGTGTAAGTGTTGCAGGTAATAACTTATATAATAACGAACCTGAAAATATCTTTACAGTAAATGGTGAAGCAGCAACTTCATTTTTGGAGTCAGCAGACTTTGATATACAGGATGGTAATGAGTTAATGTTTATTGATCGTATCATTCCTGATTTAACTATGAATGATGGATTAATTAAGTTTTCCATAAAGACAAAGAATTTTCCAGATCAACCTGATTCAGATTTGGTGGAGAAAGGACCATTCTCCATATCAAAGAATACAAGTAAAGTAGATTTAAGAGCACGAGGAAGGCAGGGGAGAGTAAGAGTATCCTGTGAATCAGGAGGTACGAAGTGGCAATGGGGTTCCATTCGTATGTCAATGCAACCTGATGGGATGAGATAATGGCTAGGTATCCAGAGTTTCCATTAATATTTCCTGATGATGTTCAGAGGGGAGTAGAACATGTTTACAATAGATTTCAGCAATGGGGTGCTGCACTTGTTAACGAACTGGATACACGAGATCAAATAGAAGAAGCTAAACCATCTACTAATATTTATGCAGTAGTAACGGTGGGTAGTATTAAGAGGCCAGATAAAGGTGATATAGCTTACTCAGTTAGTAGTGGTAAGTTTAAAGGATACGTTAGTACAGCAGGAACACAAGCATGGCAGGATTTAAACTAATGACTAGAGATGAATATAAACAGTATATCGTAGATGGTAGCTTTATTTCCAATATGAATAAGGGAGTATTTGGTACGCCTATTTACTTGAAGTCTGCTACGGTACAGACTCTAGTTAAGCCAATGACTAATCTTGATAATCCTATGTACTACCATCCAAATCAACAGAGTACTTTTATTGCTAATAATACATTACCACAATCGAACTACGCTAATCCACGGAGAATGAAGTAATGGCATATAATGTAAAACAACTGGAACAACTACAAGATATGATAGGGACAGAAGCTGAAGTGCCTAATGCTATGGATAGGTACAATGCTATGCAACTCTTGAAACGTGGACCTGCTCGTAAGCCTGTACGTAGAGAAGGCGGTGGAGATATGGGATTACATAATAGTGTAGAAGAGGTAGCATCTAAAGGTAGGTATGGAGATACAACATTAATACATGTTAACCCAGAAGAAGTACAAGGATTAGCATCTATTGCTCCTCTTACAACTAATCCTGAAACTGGTTTACCAGAAGCATTCTTACCTGCTTTAGCTCCTTTCATAGTGCCAGCCTTAACTGGTGCTGCCATAGGTGGTATAGGTTCGGCTGTTACAGGTGGTGATCCTTTAAAGGGTGCTGCCTTTGGAGCTTTAGGTGGAGTTGCAGGTCCAGCTATAGGTGGAGCATTAGGTACTTCAGCATTAGGTACAGCATGGGGTGGTCTAGGTGCCATAGGACAAGGGATGCTTATTGGTGGAGCAATGGGTGGTGTTCGTTCTCTCTTTGGCGATAGTGATAATCCAATGCGTGATATACTTATGGGTGCTGCTATGGGTGGTCTTGGTGGTGCTGTAACTGCTCCAGAAGGTCAAAATCTATTGCCAGACTTTGGAGGAGGAGACTCAATACCTACTGTTGCTGCAATTGACCCGGCTGTAGATACATTCCAACCACCTTGGGCACCACCAGCTCCTAAAGTAGATGTAGTACAACCAAGCTACACTCCAGTAGCACAAGCACCAGTTAACTATGCTGGAACAAAAAATCTACTTAGTGGTCCTGTTCCTGTAACTACTCCATCTATACCTACAAGTAATGTAACAATGGATGCTCTTGGTAGGGCTGATGTAGCACCTGTTGTGCAACCACATAATATGTATAATAATAGAGTAACAATGGATGCTCTTGGTAGAGCTAATGCAGCACAGCCTGATCTTTCAAGTATTGAACAAAATTGGCAAGGTAATTATGAAAGATCACCTGATAATTATGTTTATGGTGGACTAACAGATAGTATTTCAGATGTAGAACAACAATATTTAAGTGGGAATACTTCAACAGATGGGAGTGCTTCAACATCAGATCAAACAGAAAAAACAGGATTAGGTAAATTAAGTGATTGGTGGGATAGGCAAGGTGATTTAACTAAAGCTGGTATCATAGGTGGTGGGGGATTGTTAGGATACTCCATGTTACAACCACAATATCCTGAACCATTGGAAGAACAAGAAGAAATATTTGAATTTGAGAAAAAGCCACCTCTACCTATACGTACTCCTGTAGGACGTAATAGAGATGAGATACTAGCACAGTATCTAAGTAGCTCTCCCACAGCAGGGCAACCACAAAGCTGGTTCACAGAGCAGGATGTTAATGTAGCCAAGCAAGGTGGTATTGTAGGTTTATTTAGTGGAGGAGAAATACTTCCTAATGGAATTAAAGTAATTAAAGGAAAATCAGGATTAGGTGCTTCTAGCGGAGGTGGTGGTACAACAGGAGCAACAGGTAGTACAGCAGGTGGTTATGGTGGATCATATGGTGGATATCCCGGTGGATATGCAGAACATCCAGCTATAACGAATAGTCGAGGTAGAGGAAGAAATGATCCTGTAAAACCTCCTCCTCCTCCTGTAGAGGAAGCTATACAAGCTAGAGAATTTACTATTAATCCATTCAATGCTCAAGAAACTCTAGCAAGAATAGGTGGAAGTTCTCCTAGTACTATAGAAGATGCTGCACTCTTTCAAAGTCTATTAGATCAATCTACTGCTGGTGTACCTCAAACTTTTGGCGTACCTCAAGCTACTGCTGGCGTACCTCAAGCTACTGCTACAGCATTCCAAGAACAGGGTGATGCTGCTTTAGAAGATCTATTGAATAGAGCTGCTAATCTACCTCAACTACAGGAAGCAGCTACTGGTGGAATTGTAGGACTAGCTACAGGTGGTAATACTCCTGTCTTTGAAGGAAGAGTAATGGGTCAGGGAGATGGTATGGATGACGATGTAGCATTTGGAGTAGTACCTCAAACTCCAGCAGATGTACCTAATACTCCTGACATGGCTCTCCTAAGTTCAGATGAATATGTAATGCCAGCCGATGTAGTATCTATGCTAGGTAATGGTAGTAGTACTGCTGGTTCCAAGATGCTGGATCAATTTAATCAGTTGCTTCGTAAGAAAGCACATGGTACAAATAAGCAGCAGACTCAACTGGATGCAGGAAGGGAACTCTCAAGTTTAGTATAGATGATTATATATCAAGTTGAACCAAAGCATGTTGATCTTATATGGCCTGATGTTGGGGAACTATTAAGTAAGCCACTTGAGAAATCTTTAGGAGAGAATACGTTAGAAGATATAAAGAGTTGGATAAAGAGTAAGACATACCAGTTATGGGTAATACTGGACAAGGAACAGAATAAGATTATAGGAGCATGTGCCACACAGATAATTCATTATTCCAGAAATAATCATTTAAGAATGGAACTAGCTGCTACAAATAATAATACAATGGACTTATGGATAGATGATTGGTACAAAGCTACAGAAGATTTTTGCAAGAAACAGAATATAGATTATGTTGAAATTGTAGCACAACGTGATGGATGGATTAGATTGTTAAAAGATAAGGGATATAAGAAATACTACACTGTCTTAGTAAAGGATATGAAAGATGACTGACATTAGAAAATATACATCAACCCTGTCAATGCCTGAGAAGGTGGAGCTGTTCAACAATTTGTACGGTGAACTTGCAGGTTATGGTACGGAAGGAGATACAGAACTAGCTCATGTAAATACATTTGAAGCTCGTCTGTTAAAGTCTATTGGTGGGTCAGGAACAATTAATGAGATTACTGGACTTAGACAGTTCGGTGGTGGTGGTCAACCTCCTCCTCCCCCTCAACAGCAAGTTAAACAGGAAGCATCCTTTCCAAAAGAACTAAGACCATTTGTTAGTGATGCACTTACACAAGGACAGGCAGAGTTTGAGAGAGAACAGGCAGAAGGATTCCAACCATTCCCCGGTCCACAGATAGCTGAGTTTGGACCTGAACAATTAGCTGCACAGGAATTAGGTAGAAGGCAGTTTACAGGATTAGCTGGTACACCTCTTGCTCAAGCCAGTACATACTATCAACCAGCTTTATCTGCTACTGCATTAGGTACAGCAGAGATAGGTACAGAAGATATACAACGTAGGATGGACCCATTCTTGCAGAATGTGGTAGATATAGCCAAGAGAGAAGCTGTAAGAGATGAAGATCTAGCTAGTCAAGGTAGGGCAGCACAGGCTGTAGGTGCTGGTTCCTTTGGTGGTTCCAGACAGGCTATATTGGAAGCAGAAGCTGAAAGAAATCTTGGACAAAGACTTGGTGACATACAGGCACAAGGATTATCTACAGCATTTCAGAATGCACAGTTAGCTGCTGAACAACAACGACAAAGAGAGATGACAGGTGGTAGACAGTTTGCAGCATTGGGAGATATAACAGGTACTCGTGCAAGATCAGATCTATCTGGTCTGGCAGGTATTGGAGAGATACAACAGCAGAGAGAACAGCAAGCTCTTGATCTGGCAAGGCGTGAGTTCTTGGAAGAACAGGCATTCCCTCAAAGATCCTTGCAACGATATGCTTCACTAATACGAGGTTTTCCATTGGATGCATCTCAACAAAGAACTACAATAGATACACTTGCAACTCCATCCTTGGCACAGACACTAGTAGGTGGGTTAGGTACGGCTGCTGGATTGTATGGAGCCTTTGGCGGCTTCAAGAAAGAAGGTGGTCTGGTAGGATTGCAAGGTGGTGGTCAGCCAATGATGGATCAACAGCAACCTAATGAATTAGATTCATTGGAGATGCTACGACAAAGAGGAGCAGCTATACGTGGATTGTCTGAACCTGTAGGTAGTGGTGGTGTTGTAAATAGATTTGGTGGTAGTAGGGTAAGTGCTACTAAGACTGCACAACCACAAGGTGGACCTGCTACATCAGGACAGGGAAAGGGTTTAATTAATATGATATTAAGAAATAATCCTAAATTCTTAGAAAAATTAAAAGGACTAGGTGGTACTGCCAAGAAAGCCTATGCTGAGTTTAATCCCGGTACACAAGGTGGTCAGTATGCTGAAGGTGGATTATTATCTGTTAGTAAAAATGCATCTACATCAAGTTTAAATAATCCTGATGATTGGCTTACACAAGGACATGGTGGTAGTCAGAATCCAGTTGAAAGAAGTGGAAGAGTACCATATCCATTTGAAGAATATGAAAGACTTAGAAAGTTAGTTGAGGAAGGAAGAATAGGTAGAGATGATCCACTACGTACTGAATATGCAGCAGCTCAAGAAGCATATTTAGAAGGAGTTAAGGGAAGAAGTGGAAAATTAGAAGATAGACTGGCAGGACTAGCTGATAGAGAAAGACAAGCACAGTTTGGAAACTTGGCTAAGTTCTTATCACGGCTAGGTACAGATGTATCTGGTGGTGCTCAACAAGGAGGTTTACGAGGACTGTTAGGTGCGACTGTATCTGCTGGTGAGCAAACACTTCCTTCAATTTTACAAACTCAGGAAGATTTTTATGGAAAAGAATTAGATCTTCTTGATCAAATTGAACAATCTGATCTAGCTGCATTGGAAACAAAAGCAGGTATATCAAAAGAAGCACTAGAACAAGAGAGAGCATATCGAGCTGAAGAACAGGCAGCAGCAGGAACTCTGTTTGATCTTTCTACAGATTTATATGGAGTACAAGCTGATATAAGAGTAGCAGAATTAGCAGCACTAGGAGAGGGAGCTTCTTCATCAGATGTTAATTCACTTAAAAATCTAATTTATGATGGATTTAAGGTTGATTATCAAGTATTACCTAATGGTGATGTTGTGTTAGGTGATGATGTACCTCCTGTTGTAAGGCTGAAAATACTTAATGCTGTGGAGAAAGGTCTTGAAGCAATGCGACTTAGTGGGCCAGATGTTGGTGGTATTCAAGCAGGACTCAATGCTGTTTCTCAAGATATAAGAACACATTTAGGAGAAGGTACTATAAGTGCAGATAGAGGAGCAATAGATCTATTACGAAGTGAACCTGATGAGGCATCAATAGCAGCTTTTATAAAGCAGTATGGTGGGACAAGAGAACAGATTGATGAACTTATAAGTATGTCGATTGAAGAGTTAAATGAAAAATATTCAAAAACAAATTAATTAAAATGGCTGAACTAAATAAATTTGAGCAGTATGAGGCTTCTAAGAAGTCTTCTGATACAGATCTAGGATCAAAAGTAGATCCAAGACCTATAAGAGAGCAAACCACTACTGATCCTAGAAGTGGTGAAGAAGTTCCTGCGGCTACTTCAATAAGAACTATGGAGTCATTAAATACTAATCCTGAATGGTTATCTTCAGCTAAATCTATTTATAAATATGAAGAGGGAGAAAATTTTAAAGGATCAGATAAAAAATTATCTAATTGGTTAAAAAATAGACAAGCTAAACTTTCATGGGATCTATATAATTTAGGATCTACTGCATTAGATGTAAAGAACTTTACTCCTGAAGTACAGAACGCATGGGTAACCTCTTTAAACTTATATGACGAGGCTGATCCTGATTTAAGATCAGCTTGGAATTCTTTAAGACAAATGGCTACTGATCCAGTAGCCATAGCAATAGGTCTACCTAGTTTTGGTTTTGGTTTTGCTGCTGCTAAAATTGGTGGTAGAGCTGCTGCTATGGCTGCACGAGGTTCCTTTAAAAAGCAATTAATAAAAAATTTAGTAGACAGAGGTGTTACAACAAAGGTTGCAACACAATTTGCTGAAAAAGGAGTAGTACATAAAACTATAACTGCATCTATATTATCAAAAGCTAGAAGTAAAGCAGCTAAAACTGTAGCTAGTCAGAGAGGAAAAACTGCATTACTTCCCGGTGCTGCATATATGGGAGCTTATGACTTAGCTCAACAAACATTCGATATAAATATGGAGTTTATTGATCCAGAAACAGGTGAAGTAAAAGAGTATGATCCTGTTCAAACTCTTACTGCTGCTTTGGAAGGAGCTTTATCTACATCATTATTATCAAAATATGGTGGGAGAGCTTCTGAAAAATTATTTAGAAAGCGTAGAGTTAGACAGAATAATGAGAAACTAACAGCATTGGAAAGAGCTACTATTAAACCTGTAAATAGAACTACAGGTACTGTTCGTTCTGAAATGGATATAGGTAATATACAACAATTAGCTTTTGATACTCAAAGAAAACTTATAAAAGGTGGACGGATTACTTTAGATATAAAAGGAGTAAGAGCACTTACAGAAAAGCTAAAGAATAGAAGAGGTGCTTCAAAAGATATTCAGAGTCGAGCAAGTATAGAAGAAATTAAAAATATTTTTAAATCTTTAGGTATTGAATTAGTAGCTGTTAAGGGTAGTAAGAATAAAAAATTTATAGGAAGAAAATTTAATGAATTTAATATAGGTCCACAGTCTGCACCAAGATATGGATCGGAGTTAGCCAGAGGAGAACTTACAGTAGGGTGGTTGAAAAAGAAAGTATCTTCTGATGCTGGTTTACCTAGAGAAGCTGGAGTTCTTCTAAGAAGAAAAGATGCTGGTGAAGCAAGAGCTAAAAGAGTAGCTGGACAAAGAGTTAAGCAATTAGATAAAGCTGTACAAAAAGAATTTTTTGGAACATCATTAAAGCAAAAGTTAATAGATAGAAAAACAGCAGCAAATCTTGCTGATAATACACTAAGAGATCTTAATAATATATTGAGAGGTAATGCTTTAACAGTTAGTAAACTTAGTAATAAGTATAAAGATAAACCTCAAACTTTAAAAGTATTAAAGGAGATGAGGAAAGATATACAATATTATCAGAAGGTTCTTTTAGGAACAGGAGCTATAAAAAAAGATACATATAAAAAAGGAAAACAAATACCGAATCCTCTCTATGGAAAAATAGAAAAATCAATGGATGGTAAGACTACTGAGCTATGGATAAATAGACAGTATAAAATATTTAATGATCCAGCATGGAAAGAGATTGCATACTCTACACCAGATATATATGTAGGTGCTAGAACCTTTTTAAAAAATAGAGTATTTCAAACTAATAAAAAACTTGCAGATATAGATAATAAGATGAATAATCATATTACTACAGATGCAAGTGGTATATCTAATTATAATTATAAATCGGCTGCACAAGCAGGAGTTGATCCTAAAGATATAGCACTCCATCAATCTTATTTTGATCCAGATACTGGTTATGTTACAAAACTTATGGATGATATAATGAACATTCATGGTGAAGATGAAATGTTCAAGCTATTTGGATCTTCCGATGGTTTAAAAATAGGTAAGAATCCAATTAAAATTTTGGATAAAAGAAAAGCAATTCCTGCTCCCATTAGAAAACTTATGGGTGAGTATGAAGATCCATTTACTAATTATGAAAACTCATTCCTTAAACTTAATTCTACTATTAATACATATAGATATGAAAAAGAAATGAGTGAACTTGTTAAAGGTGGATTTATACCGGGAGCAGGTCCAATACGTAGTGTAGCACGAGGAGAAACTACAGAACTTAAATCACGATTTCCAGAACGTACTGGTATAGATGTTCCATATGAGGAAGGATTTGGAGCAGCAACAGAAGGATTACAACGTCCATTGTCAGGACTATATGGACGATCCACAGTAGCTGATGCAATTTTAAATGGGAATGAAATTCTTCATCAGACAGCAGCGGCTGGAAAAGCTCGTGGAAATTATATTGGTGGAAAAGTAATTAGAGGATACCTTTATCAACAAGGTTTAACAAGAGGTGCTAAAGTATTATACAGTTTAACTGCATATCCACGTAACTTTTTAAGTGCTGGTATGATGGCATTTGGTGCTGGATATTTTAGACCTACATATCTTAAAGCACTAAAACCTGTATTTAAAGAAATGGCTGGATGGAGTGATCCTGCTATACGAGGAGAAATAGAGAAACTAATTGCTTTAGGCGTACATCAAAGTGGTGTACATTTAGCATCTATAAGAGCTAACTTTGCTGATGCAGCTAGTGGATCTTTATTTGCACAGGTAAGTCCTTTACAACGATCTCAAAAAGGTATAGCTAATAGAGCAAAGAAACTTAATTTAGGTGTTGCAGAAGTTTATCAAAGTTTAGATGATATGTGGAAATATTTTGGATTCTTAAATGAGAAACAAAACTATAGAAATGTTTTAATAGGTAGAGCATCTGTTGCTAAAATAAAACAAGAGGCTGGAGAAGCATTAAATCGTGAAGAAAGAAAGTTATTAGATGAATGGAATAGACAGGGTGGTAAATTTTATAATCCTTCTTTACATGTCGTAGAAAAAAATAGAAGTGCAGATGGTGTTGAGTATGCTCTTACTTATTTAGATAGAGTGGCTGCTGATCAAACACTAAGACATATGCAAAACTATGCAAGTGTATCTCAGTTTATAAAATATTTACGTACTGTACCATTTGCTGATTTCTTTTCTTATACCAGTGAACTAGCAAGAACACAATATAATATATTAAAAACTGCTAAAGATGAAGTTCGTGAAGGAAGAGAATTAATGAAGCGTAATGTACGACTTCCTGATGGAACTTTAGCTGGAGAAGATATAGCAAATAATGGACTTTATAGACTAGGAAGTACTATGATAGCTCAATCTTCTGCTGGTGCTGTATCTGCATGGAGTGCTGATAAAGTAATATCTGGTGCTACAGGTTTAGCCTCAGATGCTTTCGATTATATTCAATCCTTTGATGAGGATTATGCTAAAGGAAATTATTATTATTGGTTGACTCCACCTAAAAATGGTAAAGGAAGAAGAATTAATCTTAGCTATGGTTTTCCGTGGGCTAATTTTCATACACCTATAAATGCAACTCTACAAGCTATACAAACAGGTGGAGATGATGTAGATTATAAAATAGGTCAAGCAGTTTGGGATAATACAGTTGGAACATTAGCAAATTGGTTTGGTCCTTCTATGTATGCAGAAGCATTAGGCAGAGTATGGATGGGTTATGATGAATATGGAAGAAAAATATATAAGGAAGGTGTTGAAAATCTTGGATATAATACAGTACAATTTATGAAGGAAATGTGGAGAGCATACTCACCGGGCGGTGAAGGTACTGTGAAAAATTTAGTTAGATCTTATACTGATCGACCTGATGTTACTAAATTTGAAGCATACGAACTGGAAAAGCAAGGTATTGATCCTTATTCTGCAATTAGAAGAGGAAAATCAGGTAGTAGATTTAATTCACAAGATCAATGGATAGGATTAAGTGGAATAAAACCAGAAGAATATGATATAAAAATTAAAATGGGGTATGAGATTGCTAATGTAAAAAAGGACATGGCAGATGCAGGTAAAATATTTACCAATATGATACAAGAAAAATCTCCAACAACAGTTGATGATCTTGTAAAAGCCTATGAAGAGGCTTTAGAAATACAATTTTCTAAAGCAAAAGATTTAAATAATATATTTGAAAGAGCTAGAGGAGCAGGACTTGATAATGCAGCTATAAAAAAATCTATAACAGCACAGGGATTGTATGATATAGATAAACAAATGTGGAATAGTTTATTAAATTCAGGTATATATATACCACCAAAGCCAAGAAGTTCTCAAATAAAGAAATGGTGGCAAGAAAGTTTATTACAAGTAGACTCAGCTCCACCGATATGGGAGGCACAGTCTCAGTTAATGAAGATATATAATAGATATAGAAATTCTTCTTTAATTAGTGAAGAACCAAATAAATTTGAGATATATGAACAATCTAAACAGAGGAATTAAAATGCAAGACATGACCATGATCTGGAATGCCATTCTCACGATGGCTATTGGTGGATTTCTGTGGTGGATACGTAACACTTCAGCATCCATTACAAAGATACGTGAGGAAGGGTTGTCTAATAGGGAGCACATAGCTCTAACCTATGCAACCAAACAAGATGTTAAAGATGACCTACAGCAGATTATGGCAAGGTTCGATAGGCTTGAAGATAAGATTGATGACTACATGAGAATGGATAAGTAATGACTGAGATTTTTACAAGGGAGTATTTGCCTAGAACTTCTCCTAGAGATATACTTACAAGAGGTATAGCTGCTCACGAAACACCGAAAGAACTATATGATGATCCTTGGATTAGAACTCTGCATAGAGAGGCTCCCGGTGGTTCTACTGCTTATGGTCCCTTGCAAATAACAGGATCTACGTTGGATGATTTAAAAGATGATCACTTAATAAGTAAGGGGCAATCAAAACTATCTGATAAAGAAAAGAAATTAGTAGAAAAGCTAAAAAGACAATCTAAGAAATTTGCTAAACATGGTAACGAGCAAGATATGGAAGGATATGATCCACGATATGATTATGGTGGAACAGGAGATCTCTTAACCCCAGAAGAAAAAGAGACATATTGGGATTTAGGTGATAGACTATTTAAATTAAAAGCCTATTATAAAGGATACGATCCTGATAGATTGGATGATCTACAATTAGCTGAAGTAATAGGTGATTGGTATGGAAGTGAAGATAAAGAAAAGAATGAAAAATATGCAGCAAAGGTTTTTAAAAAGTTAAAAAAATATACAGGTGGGATGATACAACGTAATCCATACCCATATAATGCACGACCCATATAAGGAGTTATAATGAAGAAACGATGGGAGTTTTTCTCAGAAGACGATTTAAGATGTAAAGGAACAGGGGAAATAAATATGAATGAAGAGTTTATGAAAAGACTCGTAGCTCTTCGCAAAGAACTAGATCAACATATGAATATAATATCAGGCTACAGACATATGGCCTACAACGATGTTATCGGAGGCCGTAGGGACTCTCCTCACCTACGAGGTATAGCAGTAGACATTGCATGTCATGGTAAGAAAGCATATAATATAATTAGAGTAGCAACAGAGCATGGCTTTAAAGGTATAGGTATAAAGCAGCATGGCTCTAAGGAAGATAGGTTTGTCCACCTAGATATGGACGATCATCAAACTCCAATGATATGGAGTTATAAGTAACGCAACGATAAGGAGTAACAAATGATTTGGATGGAATTTATTAGAACGTCTTGGCCCATCTTTGTTGCACTTATTACCCTTATCATTGTGCTGGCTAAGATGCATTCTGATATTCAAATTATAAAAGAGAAGATCAGAACACTCTTTGAACTATTTAACAGAGAGAGGAATTAAAAACTACGGCTATATTCTAGGAATATATCTCCTGTATCTCTATAGCTCACACCATCTACTGTATCAGAACGAAAGAAGTTTACGGTACGCCCTATCTTACGTGTCCAAGCTACCTTGATAACATTGTCTTCCAAGAACTGCTTTGAAAGAAAGAGCCTCATCTTATTCTGAGTACCATCATCTGCATTAAACTCATAGCGAGTACCTAGTGTAATCCCTAGATCTGCTGTCCTAGTAGGCAATGGTGCCAGATCTTCAACAGTAACGTCACCTGCTTGTGCTTCTTTGTCTTCATTACAAGCAGCAATTAAAAATAAACTAGCTACTAAAGCGGCTATAATCTTCATGTATTTCTCCTATGTAAAGTTACATTTATTAACAAGTTCACTAACCTTCTCCTTACCCAGTACCTGCATAGCTTCCACGATAGCTGTTTCCAATCCTTCCTCTGATATATCTATTTCTTTACCGCTTTTAGCTCCACGTATTCTGGACAGGAGTTCAAGTGCCTTGATAGCACTATTCGTATGTCCATTTGCTTTCGCAAATGTGTATTGATTTTCTATCTCCTCTATTACATCAATGTTTGTTTCAAGTTCATTCTCAAGATCAGCTATTCTCTCTACTATCTCTGCATTCTTTAACATCCTATAGCCTTGATTATAGGCAGATCGTGTAGCATAACCAGCAGCCTTCGCAGCTTCTGTTGCATTACGATGTAGGATGTATGCTTGAGCAAACCTCTCTTGTTTATCTGTTAGCATTATTTAAGATTGTCTCTTTGTATACCTTTGGTCTTCTCAAAACTTCTCATACCACCAAGACCAAGTAAAGATAATGTTAATGTCATCAGTCCTTCTGTTGGTATGATAGGCATGACTACATCAGTAGCCCATATAGCTAGTACCCATAGGCATACAGGTTGGAATACGAATTGCCATCCTAATCCAAAGGCACATATCCACATGATAGCTGGCCTAGCTCCTGCTACAAAGATAGAAGGATGCTTGGCCTGTTCCTTATTAACATCTATCTGTGCAAGATTAGCTCGTTGCACCTGTGTCTTTAGCTCATGGTTTAACTTGGCACGTAGATCTTTGTCCTCGACAAACTTATCCAGTACATTATCTACCACACCCACTACTGATTCTATAATTCCTATAGCCATACTATTCTCCTATGTTAAATAGATTGCACTGAAGAACATTATCACAAAGCTGAGTACGAATAAAGATATAATTAGTTCCCAATCTTCCATGATATCCTCAATGACTGTACAAAACATTTGTTTTAAATATTCCAGACGAGACAAACCTTTCCTCCACTTCTTCAAAGGTTACATGAACAGTTGTCCATTCATGATGCTTATTATACCATACTTTATTCAATAAGTCCATCCACCATTCAGGAGAATGTACAGATACGTGTACGTTCTTGCCGTTCTTAAATGTTTTAAGTGCTTCGTAACAGGCTATGTTCAGGAATACAGCCTTGCTTGAGTAGCCCATAATCTTATCCAACACCCACTCTGCATCTTCTGTAGGTATATGTTCCATCACATCCACAGCTATGACTGCATCGAATACTCCTTCAGGTAGCTTGGAGAACTTCTCCACACCCGGATCATAGCAGGTTACTGAGTTCAGATTCCAGAACTTATCCAATGGTTTAGTTAACTTCTTCTTAGTATAAGGATGATCTGCTTCATATAAGTATCCCTTACCACTACCATAATCTAGAAGAGTCTTACACTTATTATCCTTTAGAATAGATCTAATATAATGTGTATACTTGAGTACACTCTTGCCCGGAAACATAGTAGGATCTTTATGTAAGCCCTTGTATTCATCTACTAATTCGTTATACTCAGTGGATGGCTCAGTCATTGAATGCATCCTTGAACTCACTTACTTTTCGTTCATCAAGATATAGTTTCCATAGAGCACTAACGAGTGTCTTGTCTCCATGCACATCCAGTGTTAAGTTCATAGATGCATCGTTAAAGGTACGTTCACAATCCTGTGCCATAGCCAGTAGCTCACCAGTAGTCCAGAAGTCTTCACCTCGTACATTAACCTGTATGTACTTAGGCTTTGGCTCCTCATCCTCTGAGCCTGTTGTCTCTTTCATCTGCTCTGGAGTAGGCTTCTTCTGCATGGAAGAATCAAATCCAAAGAGATCAAATGTTCTAAAGCCCATCGTATGCATGATGCCAAGGCACCTCATGGCTGCACACGTACCACCTGTAATAAGAGTAGAGCCTTCTGGTATGCCAAGGTTAGGCATTACATGTACCTTCTGGTTCTCTATCTCCTGTTCTCTCTCCTCTTCATTACGTAGTGATTCGGTAAATGCATGCCATCCATAGATGTCAGCTTTCTTCTCCAGCAGATACTTGGTAACAGATGGATCAGTCATGGATGCCACAAAGAACTTAGTGGTAGGATCAATAGTCTTGAATAGATCCTTACGTATTACTCCATGTGTACTCTCTCCTTCAATAGACCGTGGATCAAGTACAATACAAGCCCAAGGTTTGATACCATTCTCCAACAGTTTAGGATAAGAGTGCTTTACACATAGTACTTTAGCATCTGGTTTCTCCTTAATAAACTGTTTGACCTTATCAAAGTCCGTTGAGTGTCCACCTGATACTATAATAACTTCCCCATTATGAGGTATACACTTACCAAGGAACTTGTCCTTATCCATTAGCTTCATGTTCTCCATGATATTGCTCTGTATATACTCTTTGTCTACACAGTCTCGTGGATGTACCACAATAGGTACGTTAAGTAAGCTATCAGGAAGGGCTGGAGTTGTAGCTTCATTATATATAATACAATAATGAG